ATAATCTGAGTCTGCTGAGTTTTTGAACGACAGATCCCAACTCTGGAGCCACTCGCCCTTGAGATAGGCCTCCTGTGGGAGCTGGCGATAGAATCGGAACCATTCTCTTTTGACGAGCGAGCCCTCCAGCGGAGCTGGGCGCTGCTGATACAGGCCCGCCCATACTTTCGATCCGACAGATAGGCGGATGCTCTCGCATTCCTTGATGGAGTATTTCTCCGGCCAGAGCGGATCTCCGATCTTTCTCGGGTCCAACTTGGACAGAACGGGATGGAAAAACTCCTCGTAGCCAGTGTTTTCCGACTCTCGGATCATGGGGAACGAAACGATCGTCCATTTCTCGCCCGTTTGCCGAGCATGGGCGATGATTCGGCCAGCGAGATCGTCCTCATGCCATCGGGTCATGATCAGGCAGATGCCCGCGTTTTTCTCGCGCCGTGTATAGAACGTCGACGTGTACCAATCCCAGTGTTTCTGCCTGACGGTGGGCGAGAGTGCCTCCTGCCAGTTCTTGATCGGGTCGTCGATGATGCCGAAGTTGAACCCCATGCCCGTGATCCCTGAGCCGATGCCTGCGGATCGATAGAACCCGGAGTGGCCGACGATCTCGAAAATGTTATTGTTTCGCAGCCAGCTGCCCGTGACGTGCGTTCGCACGTTCTCCCCGGAGAGGGTGGTATCTGGGAACACCATGCGATAGGCATCCGTATCGATGATCCTCTGCACATCCCGGTTGGCTGCCGATGCCAGGCTGTCCGAGTAGCTCGTGGCGATGATCTGGCATTTCGGATTCCTCCCGAGCGATGAGGCGGGGAACCTGCGGCTCACAGCCTCTGTTTTTCCGACGCGGGGAGGCATGAACAGCATGAGGTTTGTGATCTCCCTGGCGTAGAACATATCCATGGCCTGCGACATGAGCACATGGTGCCAGTTCATCTCGTAATCGCGCTTTGTCCATTTGCAGAAGCTGAGGAGATCCTGCGAGGCCTCCTGTATCAGATGCGTCTCGAGTACGGCCGAGCCCTCCCGCTCCTGATAGTTATTCAGCTTGTGGATCGCCATCGTCCGAGTCCTCCTGCTTGAGCTGGTTTTCCACATCGATTGTAGGCTGCATGAGCTTCAGCTTAGCGGCCTGAATCTGCGAGTACATGGAGAGATACTGCTCGATCTTCTGCACTCGCTGCTCTCTGTTGAGCTGCGTCACGGCGAGCGGCTTGCCATCCTTCCCCGTCAGCTCGATGCGATCGACCTCGCGCCACTTCTCCTGCGTCTTCATCCAGAACATCATCATCTGCGGGTTGGGCGGAATGTCGACCTCGACTGTTTTCTCGACCACCTTTTTGATGTATCGCCCGAGCTTCTCGCTGAACACCTCGGCTTCCTCTGCCACCTTTTTCGTCGTTCTGTATCCGAAGGCAACCTGATAGGCCGTCATGTACGCTTTTGCCGATCCCTTCGATCTGCCGTTTTGTATAGCCTGCTTGAGCTGCCTGTTGGAGCGCGCCCATTTCTCGAACGTATCCTTCGAAACGCCAACGATATTCGCTATTTGCTCCATGGGCATTCTGTACTGGCACATGGCCTCGATCATCTTGATTTGTTCGTCGGTTAGGTTCTTTTTACGTGGCATTTTGGTTCAAAACCTTTCCGCAAACGGTACAGAGCAGGGGTTTTTCTGGACCTGTGGGTCTGTTTGGGTACCATTCCTGATCGGCGATGCGCGAGTTGATCTTGATCCCGGCCTTTGTGTTGATGATGGCCTTTGATATGTATCCGGCCTTCACTGCCTTTTGAACGGCGGTGTGGGAGACAGAGCGGTGTCTGGCATAGGCGCGGAGGGACATGATCATCCGAGTACGTTCCAGAAAAGGATCCTTCCGGTTCCCATCCGCTGCATGAGCTCCCAGGCTTTTCTGTCATAGTTTGGGCAGCTGGGGAATGGGGCGGAGGCCTTTGTTTCCTGTTGAAACTGATACTTGCACTCATGGAGGGTGACGTTGGATCGGAACGGTTGTTTTTGGTTTCGGCTTTTGAGGCCGACGATGACGCCGTGGATTTTTGAGTCTGGGAACGCTTCGGATAGGCATCGCGCGATCATTCCAGAGCCTGTGGCGCACCAGACTTCGTCCACTTTCCCGACGGTATGGCGAACGGATCTCATGTAGTCGACAAACGGGCCGCAGGCCTGTGGTATATCGAAGCCGAGCGGGAGGAAGAGGGCGCCGTTATCCTGGGCATACTGTCTGGCTTTTGCCTGGACGTTGGCCATGTAGCCGAACGGCACTTGATGAATGATGGCTCCGTTGGCCTGTGCAAGGAGCTGGCGTTTGTGGAGCTGGGCTCGCTTTGCGTAGAACAGAGTGATTTTGACGCCCTTTTTCTTACCCCAGACGGACAGGGCATAGGGTGCGCCTCCGCAGAACGGGCCACCGAACACGATTTCTTTAGCATCGCCGACGAGATGCGGGAGGAAGCGGATCTTTGACCCGCCCTCGCAGAGGTCTTCTCGAACGACGGTGATGCCGTTATGGTTTTCGATCTGAGGCGGGAGCTGCCACCATTCTTTTTCAGACACGGAGGGCCTCGCGCAGCTGGGGAGTGGAAAACGCATCGATCACCAGATGGATTCTCTCCTCCGGTGATTGATTCACAACGCTGTGCGGCTTTCTGGTGTCGAGATAGTGGAGGCCGCGAGCGTGGAGATGTTTTTCCGTGAGCGATCCGTCGAGGTTCCAGGACTTGAACAGGCAGCCGGGGTGGGTTTTTAACGGGATGTGGAGCCGCATGAGCTTTCCCTCTGCTGTTCCTGCCTCTGGGTCCGTAATATCGGCATGTCGGGATAGTTCCCCGCCTCCATCGGCGAGGCGCATGAGGCGTACGCGCTGGGTTTTTCCTATCTTCAGGTCCTGCAGCAGGAGCTCGATGCTGGGAAACCACTTCGCGGCGCGAGTGGGCCCACATTCTGCGAGCATCCTGGCTGGGTTATCCTGTTTCCATTTCTTCGACATCTCGGCTGGCTTGATGATGAACCCGGGGTCTGATGGATCGTATCCTCGGATCGCGAACGCGGTCCAACTCTGGCGTTTATTGTACGGGCTGTAGTGCTGCTCCCATGGTTTTGTTTTCTCGAACTCCGTGAGCTCTGAAAGGATCCTTTTCTGTCCTGCCTCGGAGAGAACCTCAGAGCGGAGGGTTTTCAGCGCCGGGATGTCCTCGGGAGAGAGCAGGGAGGGGAGGCGAAAGTTCGTGTTTCCTCGGATGTATAGGCCCTTGATGTCCGATGACGCTGCCACTTTCGTGAGCACTTTGCGGAAACCGAGATCGCGAACGAGGCGGACGGTCGGGGTGTTTTCCTCATGGACCTCGATCCACTGGGTTTCGGATTTCGATTTAGCGATCAGCAGCTGGATCAGGTCCAGCTTCCGTTCTCCGGCCACGGATTTAATGAACAGGTCCCCTTTTTTCACCTTTGCGATCTGCGTCCCGGAGAAATCCTCATGCTGCGACTCCGTTTTGCAGAGCAGAAAAACGCAGGCAGCGCCTATCTCCTTGTTCGGATCAGTGACGTAGGCGAACTGATCCTTTGAGAGGGCGTCTGCGATGATGTTTTCCTTTGGCAGGCCGAAGGCGCCGAACGTAAACGGCTTTAGTTCTTTTTGAAAAACGGAGCTGAGTTTTTTCAGCAGCTCCATGCTGTAGCCCTTTTGCCAATCCTTCACAGTTCCCCTCCGATGCGATCGGCTGGAGGCTCCGGCGTTGGCTCTTCCATGTCTGGCGATGCCTCCAGGCCTGGCGGGAGCGTGATCTCGATGGCTCCGCAGGCGGCTACGGCCTTGATGGGATCTCCTTTGCAGAAAACCAGGACGTTCTGGTGGGTTTTTCCTATCTTTCGCGATGCGGTAAATATTCGGCCAGCTCGGAGAGCGAGCGTTCCCACGGCCGTAACGAGCACGATCTCGTTGTAGAACCTGGCGCCAGCCTGCTCGAACGCGCGGATCGTATCGCAGACGAAGTTTCTGTAGAACCCCTGGCGATCCTTTTCCCGAACCTCGCCGACGACGAAGCAGGCGAACCTATCATCCTTCAGGTTTCTCACCGCTTTTTGGATAATCATCCCATAGGCCTCGCGGAACTGCTCGTACTCGAGTGTCGAGAGATCCTGCGGATCATCTGAATAGACCTCCAGATCGGCGTAGGGCGGGCAGCTGAAAATGAAATCGGCCCTCTGCTGCCGCTCCTCCATGAGCTCGGTTAAATTCCTGGAGTCGTTGCATATCCACGTCGGATCAGTTTCTTCATCCGATAGGATCTCCTGAGCCTGGCGGCGGTTT